CCCCCCCCAGCGTAATCCGCTTGGGCTGGTAGGGTCATACATTAGTAACTCTCTCATATTTGTTCCTCTATTAAAGACCCCTTGGACCTTTAAGACAGGGACAAAAAAAAAGCCCCTGGCACCCGAAGGCACCAGGGGCGCGTATTACTCTTCCGCAGTGTCGGCAGCTGCATCCGCCGCCTTACGGGTTTTCTTGGTAGCCTTGCGGCCAGACTCGACCGAGGCCACCTGGATGTTCTTAGCTACATCGGTGGCGGCCTTAACCGCCTCCCGCTGAGCTGCATTGGCCTGGAGAGTCTCCAGACCGAACGTAGCGATTACTGCCATTGAACCTCCAATTAGGCCGTCTTGGTGGTGAGGGTGAACTTGGTCACTGCAGCGGTGTCCGGACGACGCAGGCCGATGTTGTACATTGCGTAGCAGTCCAGAACGTTGCTGAACTCACGCTCATCGTCCCAGATACGGGAGGTGAACGGCTTAGCTTCAACAGTCACCAGGGTCTTGGACTTACTGAAAGTCACCATACGGCACAGCGCATCGCCATCGGTGACGGTGTAAGCAGAGCCCAGCGGGTGCGTACCAGCCGAGGTCGGGAACTCGGTGCACTCTACTACCGGCACGCCGTTCATCTTCACTACACGACGGTCTTTGTAACCGTCGTTGTTGGACGGGCCGAATTCGATGTTCAGGAGCTTCGGATGCTCCAGCAGACGCGAATAGGTATCGACATCCACCAGAGTGACCATATCCGCCAGCGGGGTCTTGCGCTTGATGAGCTCATCAATACCAGCCTTGTGCGCCAGGTTGATGTTCATGGCGTTAGCCTCCATCTCAGCCTGAGTCAGCTGCGTGGCGGAGGTGTTACCTGGAACAAGGATAGCTGCGCCCACCTCGATACCGTCATTGAACGCCGGTTTCAGGTGCGCCGGGGCAACCCAGGAACGGCCCTTGATGAGCTGAATCAGGTGCGCCTGGTCGAAGACCTCTGCGAACTCAGAGCCGTTGTTCTGACCCATCTCGGTCAGGAAGTCCGGGCCGGTCCAGTCATCCTGGTAGTCAATCGGGTTACGGATATACAGCACCGTATCCACCACGATAATCATCTTATCGTTACGGACCGGGGTGCTATCCAGCGCCTCACCAGAGCGACGACCCTTCACCGAGGAGGTGTTCAGGCGGTCAATACGGTAGGTGTTGGAACCGCTGATAGAGCGCTGGCTGGAGAGGCCCAGGAACAGAGCCTGGTACTGGAAGCGGGTATCCACTTCGTTCTGGTACACTTCCAGGTGAACGTCTACGTCGGAGTCTGCGCCGCCCCAGTGCGGACGAGTCAGGTTGCCATTATAAATAGTGTTGACCATGCTTTAGTTTCCTTTATAAGTAAAATTAGAGACCTACGCGCTTACCAGCTTCACGGCGTGCGAGCAAATCGTTATAACGTTGACTGAACTGTGGAGACGCCAAGCTACGGTTGCCCGCTTCCTGACGGAGTTTGGTATATTCTGCGCGGAATTCCGCAGCAGACAGTGCATTGTTGCCGGCTACGCCGCGTACCATTGGGTTCTGTGTCTTGATAAGACCCATATCCCGGCAGAAGCTTGCTACCAGCTCAGCGGCCTGCTTGAGCTCACCCGAGTTAGCGAGTACACGCGCTGCGTTACGCAGAGGTTCAGGGGCCTTGGAATTAAACAGCTGCGCTGCTACCTCCCAGTTCTCCTTACCGCCCACGATATCGTAAGCTTCTTGTACTGCTTTGGTGGCTTGACCAACCTGGTCTTCCAGGTACGCTTTAGCCAGCAACTCTGCATAAGCAGCGTGCTCTCCGAAACGTTCCTTAATGAAGGCCGTATCGATTAGGTTAGGGTCCTGATACTCCAGGGCCTTACCAAGTGCCCGCACCATATCAGAGTCAGTTAACCCAGAGACTTTCTGCAACATAGCTACACCGGCATCAATCGTCGGATTGCCTGTCTTAGCTAGCTCCTGGGGCTGCTCCTTAGCGCTATCGCCACCCTTATCAAGGGCCGCTTTTAGGGTTTCGATATCCAGAGGAATCTTAGCAGGGTCAGGGGAATCTTTGCCCTGTTGCTGCTGGGTAGGGGTCTGTGCATCCTGCACGCCTTGATTGTTCGGGGCGCTAAGGGGAGCACCTAGGCCCGGAATCTTAGGGCCGCCTTGGTTCTCTACCTGTGTAGTTTCTACGTTCTGACCGTTTTCTACGTTATCCATCTATGCCTCTGTTGTTAACTTGGTAATAAGCCCAGCTGCTTACCTGCTACTGTCGGGTCTGCTGCTGTCAAGCCCTGGAGTTGGTCCTGTGCTGCACCTGCAGATACATCGGCAGACGCATCTTGAACCTGTTGCTTCTGCTGCAACTGCTCTTCGGTGTACATGAACGGCTCGCTGACGATACCGTAGGCGTCGAAGTACCAGTCTACGCACGCATCTTTGTTGAAGCGCGGAGTAATCTGCTCAAGCACCGGGATAGCCAGCTGCATGGACTGTGCCGCCTCTAACAGCTTATCAGCCGCCGCAGCTTTAGCCAGCGCAGAGGTGCCAACCGTAACGTTGATGCTCACTACGCCTTCGCTTAGGTACAGCTTAAAGCGAGGATACACCAGTGCAGTATACAGGTACGCCAGCTTACGCAACCAGGTGTCGCTCAGGATACTGAACCCGCCACCCATAGCAGCTTCAGCCTCTTTGGCATTCTGGCGAATCTCGTAGGCCGTGACGCGCTCGCCCTGCCTGGAGTTACCGGTATACATAAACGCACGCGACAGTTTCTGTTCGAGCATCTGAATGTTGCTGGCAATCCACTGAATCTTCTGGGCAGAGCCACCCTCGTAAGCGGTGACGGGGGATTTGCTGTTACCGTTGGAACCACCACCGCCCACCTGCACAGCCTCACCCGTCTCCGACGTTGAGAACTCGTCCACGTCTAACCCAGAGCTTGCGTCAATCAGCGGGATTAACCTCGCAGACTCAACCTCGTAGTTAGTCAACGCTTCCGACAGTACTGATAATCTGGCGAAGTCCCCGGCGTAGTCCTCTACCAAGCCGCGCCCGTAGTGCTCGCCGCTAACAAGATTCCACACCAGCACATTATAGGGAAGCTCCAGCTCCGGATAGGTGCTGCTGTCTCCGATGCGGTGCCCGTCTGCTTCTTGGTACACCTCGTAGCTTACTACATCTGCACCGTCCTCTGTCCGCTTAACCTTGCGACAAGCGGCAGTGTAGATATCAACGTCGCCGTATGGGTCTTTGTCACGGTAGAAGGTGTTCTGGAAACTCTCTGGCAGGTCCTGGACGCTTGCGCGCTCTCTGATAATGAGTCGCAGGACGTTCCCGCTGCCATCCCTTCGAACGGTAAAGTTACGGACTGAGTAGACGATGGATTTACCTGTCCGCTCATCAATATACTCCAACGCGTTACCTGTAACCAGCAGCAGCTTCACAGCTTGCAACTTCGCAGCATAACCGTCTTTCTCAAATACTTTCTGTGACGCTGTGTTCTCGACCTCGGCCAGCTTAGATTCTGCTGTAGCTGCACTACCCAGCGAACTAATGAACTCGTCCAGGTCCGAACTCTTGGAGAACCGGAAGAAGCTGGTACCCTGCGGGAACAGTGCGCCTACAATCTTAGTGGCTGCAGTGTTGACCAGCTGCGCTCCGGTGCTCTGGTAGTCACGCTCTAGCGGTCTGCGTCTACCGTCCAGGGAATCGTCCCTGGTAAAGATAGTGCTGAGCGTCCACTGCGCGAACTTCTCAGAGGCATCCAAGACGCCTGCGTCCTGGTCCTTCTTAAAGAGTTCTGCTAATGTTGCTTTTTGTTCCAAGCTACCCCCTTACAGGCCCAGAGGATTGCTCTGCCCTGCTTGTCGCCGTTTCTTCTGCTCAGACGTAATTGCATCTGCAGATGCAGAGGCAGCCCCTGCAGGGTCAATCTCAGCAATATTATCTGCGGCGCTATTAGCCTCTAAGGCAGCCTGCTGTTTCGCTGCGCTGGCCTGCTGCTCTGCCAAGCGCTGCTGCGCCTCTAATCCTGCGTTGTCAGTAAGGCCTAGCATATCCGTGGCCTTGCCTAACAGTTTACCTAAACCACCACTCATTCTGACCTCACTAAATGATAAGTTGTTTTGTACGTGTTACTAGACGTGCTCCGGCTAATGGCGATACGCCCAGCGCGCATGCACTTGGCTATTGCGTGCAGGCCCTGCATAATCACAGACACTGCCGCGCCGTTGTCCGGTTTCAATACGAAGAAGTCTGTATACAGCACAGGCTCTACGTAATGACAGTCCTCTACAGCCTCTGGGTAGTAGCTGACAGCACCGACTAAGTCGCCTTGGGAGTCATAGACTCCTAGTATATACTGTTTACCCAGTACACTCCCCAGTACTCTCCAGTAGTGCTGCTCTGGAGCTAGGCCCCGACTAATGCCGTGACCCAGTTCGTGCAGTTGCTTCACTGCGTCTGTAATGTCGTCAGACTTATACAGAACCTTGAGAGTGTAATCGGAAGTTTTACTAGTGTGTTTTAACTTCATTCCTACTCCGGTAACATTAAATTTTATGAAAAGAAGAAAGGAGATTCTAGCACTTGCCGGATGTCCAGGGTACCTACCTCAGGCATGTCCAAATCCGTCAAGTCCGCCCCAGCTGCTGCCGCCGCGCGAGTGATATCCCCAAGAAGGTCATGCTCTTCGTAGAGACGCACAAACTGTTCACGGATGTGCCGGTGCATAGTATCAACATCGGCTGCATGTGTAGCTAGGGAGTCGTGAATCGGCACAATGTCCAGACCCTCGGCGGCACATAGAACCATCATCAAGTGCGTACTATCCAGGCTGTGCACAAAGTTCGGGGCAATCCCCGAGGCTGCCTTGCGCTTGTTGCAGGTCTTGAAATCCCGATTATGCACGCGCATGATGGTGAGGTTCATACAGTCAATGCGTACCCGCACTTCTTCACGCTGCGTGTAGCGGTTCATTACAAGCCCGCCTAGCGGCGTAGTCCACTGCAGGTGCTGGCTTGCTGGTACACGTCTAGCGAGGTTCTGCAAGTACCCCATAACTGCTGCCGCAGCTGGGTTTGCCTCCTCAATAGCGGTACGCATACGCGGTGCCAGGTAGCACGACAGGTTCCATAGACTGTTAGTGTCGGTACCCTCGTACCCCTCAGCGCAAGCACCTTCGAAGATGTAGTCGCTGCAGCTACGCACCGTGGCGCTGTAGAAGTAGGTCATCGACGGTTTTTTGGTCATGCTGCGGGTGATTTCGTTCTCTCTCCAGTACGTGCTCTGGATAACGAAATCCTCCTTGTCCAGGTCCAGTATCACCTTCTCGTCCGTACGGCGCTTCACGTCCATGTACAGGTCCGCTTTCTTATCGTTACCCTCCCAGTACAGGTTCGTCAGACGACCGCCCACAGGGTCTCTCAGAAGCGCTGAGAGATGTTGTCCACCTGAGTTTGTAGCGTCCATAGCCACTGGGATTCGGCTAATATACTCTTCTGGGCATCCAGAACGCACAGCATTAACCAGGTCGATAGCGGCGGCCAGAAAACACCAGGGACTGTCTGCCTCGGCAAAAGCAGGGCAATCAAACGGTGAAACCACAAGCTCTCCGAGCGCTGCAAAGTTCGCATCAACCCAAGCTGCGCGGTCTTCGAATAGGGCTTTGTCATAACCAAAGCATGTGGCGACGTGTACCTTGAGCCAGAATAGTCCCCGCTCACCCAGAGGTTTTCCTCTGCCAAACTCAAGAAGGGCTTTCTGCAAATCCGAACCTTGGGGGTGCAGCGAGGACTTGAAGTACAGGCGGTAACGCCAGTCCACACAAGTCGGGAAGTACAGGGCTTTCTCATCTTTGAATTCCTCCGCCATTTCCAACGTAGTCAGAAGGCTGCGTAGTTGCGATACACGCTTACGGTCAGCGCTATACCATAGAGACATGCGCGTCTTCCACTCACCGAATCGGTCAAGCTCTTCCTCGGTGTAGTTCTCTTTCGGAACCCCGTCCAGATACCACTCCGGTTTCGGCTCTGGTACTGAGCGAGGCATACCTATCCCAACACCCAGGGCCCGTGCTTCTTGCACCAGTTCCAGTATGCGCTTATTAATACGGTACGGGGTTTCCTGTGCCTTATTAAGCGCCTTCTTGATTCCGTCCGCGGACTTAAATGCTTCTGCCACTTCGCGCAGCCGGGCGCGGTCGATGTGCGAGTTATGGTACGTACCGCGGTTGTCTATTGGGGTAAGATACCCACCGTCCCACATAGTGGTGTGCTGTACCGGCGGCACCAGCATAGGCGGCTTCATCGTCACAGTGTCGGCAGATTCCACTAACTGCTGGAATGCTTCCATAACGTTGTCTGCGGGGTATAGCATGCTCAGATTACCGCTACAGTTCTTCCACTGGAACAGACCCGTCTCGAACACTGCTGCACACAGCAGACGCCCTACGGAGATGTTCTGGGCGTTAGTCCACGGCTCGTGCCCATAGTGCACGTTCTCAGCGCTGGCCCGCAGCGTACGCAGGATGTGCGTAGGGGACTTCGTACGACGCTCTGTTAGATACTCATACACACGGTCCATGTACGCTGGGGCTACGTTGCGTAGCTGCAGAGCCAGTAGCTCCGACTGCACGTTCCGGCCCAGCGCAGACATTACTGCTTGTGCAGTCTGGCGACGACTAGCGGACTCGCCCGGGGCGACGCTAAACGCCTCAAACATTGTGCACAGGCTCAGGGTGGTCAGGACATCCAAGGGGATTAAGCGCAGGAACCGGCGGTACTTTCCACCTATGCCTGGGGCTTTGACATTTCGCATCTCATCAATAGCGGCAGCAGCCACCTCATATGCAGAGGTGAGCATACGCTGCGTCATTGGCAGGTTCATAATCCCACCGTTCTGCAATGCGTCCGTAATTAGCTTACGTGCCCGCTCGATTCCGCGAATCTTATAAGTTTCTTCAAGCTCCAGCTGGCGTTTCACCAGTGCTTCCTCTGGTACTGCAACCGTATTCAGGGCGCTAATCATAGGCGCTTAGTCTCCTTGGTTATGTCCGGTACTTCTAACTACTGATTGCGACTAACCCAGAGATTGTACATCTCCAGGTAGTTTTTAGCGGCGGCCTCATCACCCCGCTCTACTGCTTTCTGCCACATCCAGTGGCACCACTCACTTGGCGTCAATGCACTTACCTCGGTGTTGCTCATACAGTTCTGAGTACTTATCAGACTTAGCAATGTCCTGCTCCAGTTTATCCTTGTTCCCGGCGCGCAGCCTATATTTTAATCTGTTGCCCAAACAATAACCGTAGAACTGCTCTTGCGTCATACTGCGCGCAATTACCTCGATTGCCTCCAGGCCAGGAAAGAACTGATAATGTTGTGGAGAATTTACTGCATCACTCATTTAATAGTCTCCCGTGCTTTGCGTCGTGCCCGGGCCTTGCGGGCCTTGAGCTTCTGTGCCTGCGCCAATTCTTCCGGACTGCGGTGTGTGTAATAAATTAAATCAGTCTCTGGTTTTCGGAGGTAGTCAACCATGCGCTGCATGTCATCTACAATAGCACCCTCGTCCTGCATGGACCCCGTAACCCACCGACCTATTACAGACTCTGCTCGACCAATACCTCCGTTACATGAGCGGTGCAGCACCCCGCGAATGTGCCCAGTACGGTGTGAATGGTCTAGTGCCGGGCCGTCCCCGGAAGTGCTTTTAGCTGTTAACTCTATAGGCTTGCCGCAGATTAAACACAGCCCTCCTTGCTCTTTTAGCAGCTTCAATGTTACAGCCCGGACCTGGCCCCGTGTTATACGGCGTGCTACCATACCTGAATCTCCCCAATTACATCCAGCAGAGCATTGTCGTGAATGAGAGAATCCAAATGCTCAACCGTTCTTCGATGTGTTTTGGGTGCTCGTTCACGCAGCGCATCCAGAATAGTTTCAAGTTCATCGTGTTTCCCCTCGTAGTATAACTCAATCGCCCGCAGGCTCATTTCCTTCGCAGACATCTTCGCCATAGTTAGCAAACTCTCCAAATTGAATATCCGCAGCCCTCCGATAGGCTGCGTGAGCTGCTTCGGCGCTGCTGTACGTACCCAGGGACTTGCCCCTCAACCTGGCTTCGTAGTTTCCAGCCGCGGTCTTGCGCACCCCTTTGGGTAGTTCCTTTCCAGCCCACCTCTTAGAGTTGGCCGAATTTAAAACGTAGGTAGACTGTCTAAGATTACATATCCGATTATCATCTCGTCTGTTGTTTATGTGGTCTAACGGTCCGGCTGGCTTAGTTCCGTAGTACAACTCCCATGCTACTAGGTGGGCCAGTTCATGCTTCCCGTTAATACGTATTTGCTTATAGCCGTCCTTGCGTATGCTACCCAGAGGCCTACCAGGAGGCCACCTGTTATTTGCACGGACAGTGCGGGTGATGTGCCCCGTTTCCGGATTGTATTCCAGGCCTAGGAGTCTGGGTTCTCTTGTACCCACTTTATATGCTCCTCGTGATATTGATGAAGAGAGTGTACCCAATCCCGTAAGCTGGGGGTGGTTAGACATTCCATTAGATACTTGTAGGCACAATCGTCTGTGTTTCTCCTTAACCACAAACACTGCGCCTCTGCGAGTACGTCTTGGTTGTTTCGAGCATAAGCCGCTACAACGAATTCTGCGGCGTCCTGCTCCGAGGTAATAGGGTAGATAGCATCAAAGGCCGTTCGCTTCCCACAGAGCTTCCCATCAAGCAATGTGATGCCTTTGACGTTATCTGCGTCATCTCCTGCCAGCATTTGCCACCAGAAGAACTTGGTGCCGTGTGCTCGTACCGGCATAGCCTGGGTATCATCCCACTTAATCCAGCCGAAGGGGTTATCCAAGGCAGGCCACACGGTTCCGGTCGGGATATCGAACCGAGCCATAGGGCTGAGCCAGGAGTCCTTGTCCTGGGACATAAGGATTCCCCGGTCCCCGAAGCTGTACGAATCCATTATGAACAGGTCATCGGCCTCGAAGTAGTCACTGCTGACTATCTGTATACCCTGCTCAGAATACTGGTCTGGATTCTCAATCAGGTGCCGCTTCAACGGCGCTTTAAGTGGCAGCTCCTGGCGGTTAGCGCGCTGTCCCTGATATGGCTTAGCCGTTGGCAGGTGCCAGCGCAGGCACTTAGCACATCCTGCTGGCGTCAGATACGCCACTGCTTCTGAGCAACCTACCAGGAACATGTCCTCAAGCACCAGCTGATAGAAGCGGCGTATCGCTGTATCTAGACGTTTTACTGTAGCGGCGGCTTTGTAAACGGCGAAATCCGAATCATACAGCAGAATCTTCCCAGAGTTCTGCGGAGCCAACTGCTCGCTAAGCTGGGACAAGTCAACCCCGTTGATAATCATCAGACCCCCGTAATGTCGCGGGCCTTCTTATCAGCCCACTCAGCCCAACGTTCTGCCCACTTTGCCTTACTCAGCTTATCGCCAAGGTAGCACAGCCCCGCCAGTGGAAGCAGGGGAAACATTAACGCTATAAAAATTGCGCGAGATACGTACAGCATACTCAAGCCCCCAACTCAGACAGCACCAGCACGGTGCCAAGCATGTCCCCGATTACTTCCGGGGTGCGCAGGCCCTGGTCTACGTCGTAGATGCAGGAGCCAATCTCCGCCAGGCCAATACTTAGGGTACCTACAATGCGGATAAGCACTAGGTCGTCACCCCGTAACTTATCGGCATGTGCCGCCAGGTCGTTGTGCTCTTTGAAGGCGGTAGCGGCCAGCTCCAGGTCCATGCCATACAAGGCCGCCAATTTGTCTAGAGCGTCGTATACGGCGCCTAGCTGGTCGCCGTTGTCGAAACCCTGAACGGCACTACAGTTCACGTAACCTACAGCCAGAACCAGTTTCTTGTATGCGTCTAGTACTTTGTCCATTATTCGAACCCTTTCAGTTTGTGTTTTGAAATGAAATTGTGGGCTTTGGTCTCAGTGGCCGTAGCCTCTGCACCCAGGGCGTATGCGCGGCGTCGGGACTTGGCGCACTGGCGATTCAAGTGATAACGCTGCGCACTAATCTCGGGACCCAGAAGGCTTGCCCTGTGTGCGTGTGAGTTAGCCGCCCAGCGCCAGTCGTCTGCTCGTTTCTGCAAGCGCTGTGCATGCAGAAGCAGAAACACAGCATATTGCTCTTTGACCCACGTAATGATGTTCATAGGCTTCCTCTAAGGCCCCTGGCGGGGCCATATTAGTTTAGGTTAGGGTTGATTAGGCTTGAGGCGCAGCGGGCGCTACTGGCGCCACAGGAGCTACAGGGGCCGCAGGAGCCACTGGAGCCACTGGAGCAGCTGGGGCTGCCGGTGCTTGCGGTGCAGCGGGAGCCGCCGGTGCAGCAGGAGCAGCAGGTGCCTGCATGGCTGCCGGACTCGGAACAGAGCCAGCGTTCAGTAGAATATCCAGAGCACTGCCTGGGAAGTCCGCGGCCTTATACATATCCTCCTGAATCCAGTTCTTGCTCTTACCGTCGTCCTTGGTCCCCTCAATATATAAGCTATCCCAGGTTTCCTTGGTCGGGTTGTTCCACAGGAACAGCTTAATCTCGGAAGCATCCAGAGCCGGCATCTTGATAGGCTCACCAGTGTTCGGGTCGAATTTCGGAATCGGGCGGATACCGGACAGGTCCACGATGTTGGACTTCTTGCCCGCAGCGCTGGTGTGCTCATCAATCGGGAAGGTGAAGGCTTGGCCCAGACGCTGTGCTGCATGCTTAATGCTATTGTCGTAGTTGAGCTTGTCGAAGAACTTCTTGAAGCCTGCGCGCTCAAAGTTACTGATAGCCATCGGGAACGGGCGGATACGCTTCACTTCGCCGTTAGGGCCGAACACTACGATGCCGATGCGTACGTTAGCTACTGCGGGCTTACCGGTCGGCTTGCCACCCTTGGTCGGCAGGCGCTTACCGATTTCCACGTACTCGGTAAAATAGCCGTAGTACTCGCCCTTCGGCAGCAGTACGTCTTCGTACGCACCACCCTGTGCAGTCTCACGCATGTCCACGTCCTGAGACTCAATTGCCGCGTCTACCAGTGCATTCAGAGAAGCCAGTACATTCATAGTCATATAATTACGTCCTCGTTGAGTTCAAATGATATTTACGTGCAGATGCAGGGCTCGCTAGCTGCGACTAGTCCATCTTCCGGAATCGTCAAGTAGCATGGGGATGATTTGTGGGCACCCATCTGTAATCACCATGCACCCCAGAATCGGCTTGCTTCTTGACAGCTTTCCGTAAGCAAACGCCAGACTCTTATTGTCGATTAAACAACCGCAGTGCGCACCAAAGTACAGGGCAGTGCTGCTCGCCGCATACTGTATATCTAACTTCCCATGGAAGTGTCCGATCACCATGGACTTACGTTCATGAGCCGCGTTGAGCAGCAGGTCCCCAGATACCTGGTGCTGGAAGCGTACAACACCCAGCGGCGTCCCCAAATCCCAAGCATCACCCCAACTCCACCCCGGTGCCCCGTGCTCCGGGAACAGGATGTCCCGGTACTTCTTAATGAACTGTACAGGGAGTCCGTGAGCCTTGGCCCGGCGGTATACAAGGGAGCCGTGATTAGAATCACACAGGAGCATGTTAGGAAACAGGTCGTGCAGTTTCTCCAGGCCGAGCTTGGCCTTCTCTAATTCCACCCCAGCGCTATCCAACTCCGGACTGCTATCGTGAAAGCTAATAGCATGCCCGTCTGTCTCATCCCCTATCTGCACTACAATGTCCGGGCAGTACTCGTCCCGTACAGTGCGGAGAAAGTCGTACGCGTCTGGATGTGTATACGGCTCGTGCAAGTCCCCGATAACAAGTACACGTCGACAGGTTTCAGGTACAAACGTATCCCCAATATCATCCGTTGGAGAGGGTTGAATTAGTTTGCGGGCTTGCATCAGGGCGTTGTTAGCCTTTGCCTTACTCCCCTTGTTATCCACGAAGATGCTGCGCCAGTAGCGTACAAGTTGGCGGGATACGGGATATTTACCGCTCGTCATATCCGTATAGGCTGCAGCAGCCTCTGCGTTGTCTTTGTAATAACTCAGCACTTCCTCGTGCTGCTCTTTGGTGAATAGTTTTATTAGACTTACTTTGGCCAAGGTTGCCTCTCTTGTGTTGTTCCTACTCGTATCACATTAATTTGCTGGGAATCACAGAATCAAGCCAGAGTCAACAAATAATTTTATTTAATTATTTAGTTGACCCTCAGTGTATTTCTATGCTACCCTAACACCCTACACCACCCAAGGGTCCACCTATCACTACTCCACGATAAGTTTATACTCTCCCGGGAAGAAGGTAATACCATCCCCAGGTTCTTCTGAACCATTCGTAGGGTCTATCAGTTCTACCTCCCAAGTTTCTTCGCAATAAGAGATAACCCGGTGCTGTGAACCAGGCACGAAGTAACTACTCAATTCTGGGCCGATAGGTTCTGGTCCCAGTTCTAATAACTCTACAATGCTGCCTGGTTTAATATTCATTCTACCTTCTCCTTACTGTACATGCTCGTACCCATTTCAGCTTCCGCCGGGAAGGGCACCTCACCAATGATACCGTAGTTAGGCCAGAGCTGGTGGATACGCTTAGGTGCATCCTCCATGCACTGCTTAACCAACAGGCTCGCCTCACGTCCAACCTCAGGGTTGGCGCTATCCAGGTACAACGCATCGTGCACGTTCGTAATCAGGCACACCTGATTGTCGAACCAGTCACGGGCCAAGAGTGCACGCAGAACCATACCAGCCGCCACCGCCATCAGGAAGAACGCTTCCCCCTGGCACCAGTAGTTCGCCATCTCAGTTTCCTTGTAGTCCATGACCCTCTGCTTACGCTGCCCGGGCACAACCTCTTTCCACTGCTCCTTCTGACGGAAGCTGTAGCGGGCACCAGCAGGGCTGGTCCACGTCCCGATGCGGTAGATTCGGTAGCTGCCGTCGTCAGCCTGCTCCCGGTACATGCGCCCCTCTGCACCGGTACGTTCTACCTCTTCCTTGACAACAGCGCGGAAGCCAATTGTTTGCGGGAACAGCTTCGCCTCGTTATCCAAGAACGACTGCGCAAATTCCACCGTACATCCAGTAGCAAACGCAATCCCCTTAGCCGTAGCGCCGTATTGTGCCTTGGTGTTCGACGGGGGTCGCTAAGCCTCGCCCGTTCTCTTATGAACTGCTGCATGTCCCCATGCAGAACAGACTATATCATCACCCTGTTACCAGGGGCTATGCGCTTCGGACCGCTTGGTCCTACTCCTTTCGGATAGTCGTTACACCTTACTGAAAGCCAACCAACACTCGTGCTCTATCTGATGGCAGCGTTTGCACATTAACTCTAAGTTGGTCTCGACGTTGTTGTTTCGATTCTCATCCTTATGGTGAACCAAAAGCAGGCTCTCCGGGAAACTATCAAAACAACCTGCACACAATCCCTTCTGATTAAGGTACAGCTTAGTTAAGTATCTGTACCTATAGTTGTGGATTGTTGCAGCACCCATGTTCTGCCCGCCTGAGCCTGCCCCTGTACGTTTATGCACAGAATCCAGCTTAGCGGCGCAACGTTGTCGGAACAGCGAGCACTCTGGGCAGAACTTAGCGCGCGGGCCTGTGCTTTCAAACTGCACCTTACACGCCGGGCAAGTTAATATCCTAAAGACTTTCGCCTTACCGTCTAAACGTTGCACGGGTTAACCTCTTTCAGTCTTGGCTCGGGATTGTCTGTTCTAGAGTTTCCCCGAATTCACATAGTTTTACTTCGCCTAAATCAAGCGAAGCTAGGAGCCTTAATACCTGTACGCATTGCCTTCCAAAGCGGATGCAGCTCGTGCTTCTTGTTGTGGCAGCGCTCATATACTTCTTCATACGGTAATCCCTCGCGGAAAGCTAGGCGGTAACAGTGCATATCCGTACCACTCTGCAGCAGTCCCAGCAGTTTCTTGTCACCCGTGTGTACGCAGGACATAACCACTTCCAGTGCCGAGTAGTCGACCTCCGTGATGCGCCCGTTATCGCCAAACCGACTGGTGAATACCTGTTTCACCTTGGATTTAGCTACCCCATCCCCGTCCTCATCCGGGCGGGGCAGGTTCTGTAGATTCGGCGAGGAGCTACTCAAGCGCCCGGTTACGGTGGCGCAAGTATTCAGCCGGTGGTGTATGATACCGGAACCATCGGAACGCTCCGGGATTACGTACTGCAGCATCCCCTTCCGCTCTTTGACCTTACCTTCTGCGTCCAGGACCTCTCGCAAATAGTAAGTGCCGGTATCCTTCTCCAGCGCCGCCAGTTCGTTCACCAACTTACAGAACTCGAACCCTTGGCGAGCCAGCGCCTCCATTGCATCAGTGCTGGTGCTATACACAGGGGTGCCATCCTGCAGGGTGCGCGCCTGTCGGAACTCCCCGCGCTCTGCGTACTTCTCCCGGATAACTTCCGGAAGCTCCTGGATGTTCACTAGGCCCGGGCAGAAGTAAAGGTCGTCTTCCCATTTAAGTTTCTCTTCCTCGGTATCGAGGCGGAATACTTTAGGGAGCCCCTTGTTCTTACCCGCACGATATGTCACTACACGCCACCATCCGCCTTCCGTTTGAAGTTCTTGCATGTGCGTGTCGTGTACAGGTATATAGGTGTGCGCACCCTCTTCGTCCTCGTACTTATAGAAGTCGGCCTTGACGTACTGCGGCGGGTCATACGGCACCTTCTTGCGGTACTTGATAGGCCCGCCGTACACCAGTGCTGACATATGGAAGTCCGACCCGAAGTTGAAGTCAAGAGTCTCCGGCAAGTCCTTCGGGATGTACTGTTGCAGCTCCTGCTTAATCTCACGGATGCGCTGCTCCTGCTCCTCCTGGTTCTTGCGTGCAATTGGCATATTCACGAACAGGCCGAACCACTCGCAGTACGCCCAAGCTAGCAAGGCATCCATACGCTCCCACACGTACTGCATCTGATTGCGCTGGGCGAACGTAGCGCATTGGCCGTAGAAGCACAGGGCCGTGTTCGGGATGTCCCCGTTAACCAGGTAGTCATGCAGCAGCATCGGGTCAATCTGTGAGGTTAACACACCCTGCTCCCATAGAATCTTAACCCCGTCTACTTTGTGCGTACCACCGTACTTAGGAGCCGTCTCGTCCAGCGACGGATACATGCTCTGAAAGTCCGAGGCGATGTATTCAGAATGCATCGTACAGAATACGCGACCTCCCCGCTTTAGGAAGGCCTCAAACTCGGTGCGCGCAAAGGTTAGGAACCAGCTAATCTCATATGCGGCGTTGTGAGCCACAATCAGCCAACAGTCAGCTGGTATTGGGAGCCATTCTGATACAGGTGCCGCTTCAAAGTGTGCGCGACTGTTATACCGTACACTCTCTACGGGGCCTACTTCTACCGTACCGTCATCGTGCGTGCGGTCAATACGCCACGCTGATTCTACGATGTAATTATCCGGACAGTACGGGGAAGCAACGCTACCGTAATAAGGGTGATTTTGCGTCTCATAATCCGTTATCAGGATGCTTCTGCTCATTCCATACCCTCCTCTTTATGATATTAGATATGTATCCTTGACTTGTCCCGAAGCGTCTCGCTATAGATACCTGGGTCTCGCCGCCAGCGTATGCTTCTCGTATGCTGTGCACGTCTTCTGGGGTAAGTCTGGCAGCAGGGTTGCGGCTGCCCAGTAAATTACGCGCACCTTTATTTCGGTCCTGCATATTATCGCTAGAAGTCCCTAGTAGCAGGTGCTCCGGATTTATGCACCGAGGATTGTCGCACGAATGCCGGACTACAAGTCCCGCGATATCGCTCAGCTTCAAGTTGTGGGCTATACAGTATGCTTTGCGGTGGCTGCCAGTTGTCTCCCCGTCAAATCTGGAGCGGCCATATCCAGCGCCCTTTCCTCGGCAAGTGCTTCCCTTCTGTTCGTGGTCAATACAACCTGTCATTTCCAATTAACCCCCCCCCCCCGAGCTTTATTGATAGCTAGATGCACAATCAGCTGGCTGCTATCCAGCGCGAATCGTTTACGGAAAGTACCTGCAGACGCAGCGTACGCCTTGATTACCTCTTCATCGAGGTAGTTAATGTCTGACGGTTTAAGCATAGTAGCCTCCTATTGTACCTACATAGCGCCCTCATAGAAGGCGCTAGGGAAGTCACCGGTTAATCTGGCCTTCGTCAAAGCGGCAACGTCCAGGCTCGAATCCCACCTCGAATTGCAGGAGCGACTCTTTACCAGATAACGCCATCTTGTTCTTCGGAGTACTGATACCTCGGACGTTTTGCATGTGCGGCTGCTCGTTTCTGTCCAAGCACCCCATCATAATCGCCAAGTCCAAGGCGCCCTGTACACCAATCTTGCTCTGCTTCATAGCGGTGAGCGGCGGGAACAGCATGTTGTAACCTTCGAGTGAAAGCTGCATAGTGCCTACGATAGCGCAGTCATTCTCGCACCCAAGTATGCGCAGCTCCTGCCATTTCGCCTCGAGGTTCTGGTGCTCGGTCTCCATAGTACCGCCACGGATGTTCGCCACCATGTCGATGATGATTACTGCAGGACGCATCTCCTCCATGAGCGTGGATATCTGCGCCATCGTCAAGGAGTGCGCAGCCTTAACACGAATCCGGTCAGCCCTGCCTACTTTCTTGAGGTAGGCTGGCACGAACTCTTGCTTACTGTGCCGGTCCTTAATCTCCGCCAGAGTCCAATGCAGCGCTGCTTGATATACCCTCGGCACTGTACGCGTCGCCGGACCCTCGTTAACCAGCCAGAGGATAGGGCGGTCCCCGTACACTTCCGGCTGCTGCTGCATCTGCTCAGCAAAGTCCACAGCAATAGCAGCAAGCAGACTAGTTTTACCGGAGTCCACAGGAGCAGCCACTGCGATGCAGTCCCCGCCACGTAGACCTCGGATGTTGCTAGCGAGTTGCTCGAACACGCCCAGTTTAAGACCGCCGCTCTCGTCAGTCGCGGCAAGTATTTCGTCAACACTTCCGCTCTCCCATTCAAGCAGCGACTCGTGCACTGCAGCACCGTCGCCGTATTTGCGCTGCAGGTGCTTCATCTCCAGGAGGTAATCAATCTCCTCTCCGTCTTGGTAGCGTTGCGTCAGCGCTGCTACCTCCCCGCTGTAGGCCAGCTCGTTCAGGGTCTGGACAATCCCTACCACAGAATCCTGCGGTACGGCTTGTACTCCCCGCATAAGCTCGTCCATGATTACCCGTTCTTCCCGGGATAAGTGCCCCGCCCGGAGATTGAGCATGCTCTGCATTGCATCCCACTGAACCTCCTGGTGCTCCGGGTACGTGTTCCAGTACAGCCCCACCCAGTCCAGAAGGTTCGAAGTATCCGGAGCAAGCATCGACTTAGGAATCTGCTCTCGCAGGCGGTTCCATACCTTCTGCGTGCACATCGCACGCACAACTATCAGGTCCAATTAGAGCCTCCAGAATCTCTTTGATTGTTGCGTCCCTCGGGTCCGCGGCGAAGTAGTGTTCCCGGCACTGCATGAACGGGCGCAGTGCTCGGCGTGCTGCCGCTACCCCAGCGTGCCCTGCTGGGTCATTGTCCAGCATCAGAATCACTTCTGGGCGATTCTGAATCAGCCAAGCCCTCAGCGGCGTGGGCAAGCGTGTACCTAGCATAGCTATAGCCTGCACGTTCAACGCACTGTAGCTCGTAACTGCGTGCTGTATCTTCCTCGCTGAGAGAAAGTCCTCGGTGAGCACGACCTTTAGAGGTGCGGCCGCAGCTACAGCCGGTGCTACGGCAGGTACCGCGACAGCGAAAGCTATTGGCTGGCCGTACATTACCCACTTCGGTTGCTGCCGAGCATGCACTGCACGGCCCAGAGCAGCGCTTCCGACACGGAAGATTATCCGCTGTTTCTCTTTGCTCCATTCTGCATCCTCCACCATTTCAGGCATGATTCCCTTTGTGGTCAGGAATCCGTAAATAAAACTCTGCGTTTCCGCAGGCGCTTGGCTAATGCAAATTGCATCTGCAGGTGCAGAGGGCTGCACCCTAGGCTCTTCCTGTAACTGTATGCGCTGGTACTGCTTGTGCTCGTTAACAGTCTTGTGACACCTAAAGCAATACATACTCCAGGCGTCGGGTTTATTGTAGATACAAGCAGCGGGCGTCTTTCCGCAGCATCTGAATCTACTAGATTGTCCTATAGCTAGGCGCTTGCAGGCTCTAAGCCACGGCTCGTCCATTCACTGAATTCTCCGTGTGGAGTTGAGGACATCCGCTGATACCACTTAGCGGCATCCTCTTGCATTTTTAGACCAGACAACTTCCCCTGTATCTGGTGAATATACAAAGTAGTCCTCAACCCTTAGCACGTTCTTTCCTCCTAACCTCCATGGCCATTCGGCGAATGTCGTGCGCCAACTGCAAGGCTGAATCGGGGTCGATGTTAATCCCAATCTCAACCTTTGCCCGAGTACTTCCCTTCTTAGGAACTACCCCGATGTACATTAAACCTTCCCAATCCCCGTTATCCTTCTCAAGAACTAGGCGCTGGTCATTTCCCGGGTCGCGCTTGGAGTTCATGTAGGCCACCTTGCCCGGGACAGGCGGCAGCTCGTCCCCCGGTTCTTGGTACAGCTCGAAGTTGATTGCGTACCAAGGATAGTAGTCCCTTCCACCGTCGGTAAAGTTGTCTAGCTGCAACCAGTGCCCGCCTGTACTTGCACCCGTGATTGTATAGTAATCAAAAACCCCTTGATGCCGTTCAAATATCCGGTTGTCTATGCGTGGTTTGCGCACAACCTTATCACCGACTTTAAACATCGACATAATCAACCCTCCACAATATTATCGTATCCGCCCCAGTCTTCTACAACTCGGGTGCCCAGTTCAATCAGTTCATCACGGAAGCCGTAATCGGAGAACACCATGATGTACTCCGCCGCCTTCTCTGGGTTCTCCTGCACCCAGCTAACTAGTTGCTGTTTAGACAGTTGCGACACTACACGGAACGCAGCCAGTAGTTGCGGGTCCTCGTCAGGCGGCAGCTCGTCCCACGGCTGCCGTAAACTGAGCGTAGATGCAGAGAGCCATTGGTCTGGCTCCACTACCTTAGGGTCCCGCTCAATCGGAAGCTGCGAGAACGTACCATCTTGCAGTACCCGCCCAAGCACTTGCCCCAGGATGTTCAGGTCCAGTACCTCATCCGGGGTGTGCTCGTGCATGTACCCTACACCGACGTTGGTGCACTCGGGAATGATGCCAACGAACTCAGCTGAGTCAGTGTACACCCCCTTCTGTAAGTGCTGCTCCGTGCGCCCTAGGCGCTCTGCTAGGGTCTTGGCAAAGGTATCAGAGCAGCAACGCATATACCGTTGATGCGTGATAATACCATCGCCGCGCCGGTCGAAGCTAATCATCGCCTTGACCCCAGTCCAAAATCCAGTGTCATCCTTGACCGATGCAGCGCTGCCCTCACAACCTACCTCTTCATCCACGAAGAAGCAGTAGCGTCCGTGCACACCTCTCCGCAGCATCTCCAGCATCAGGTAGATACCTGCGCCGCAATCCGCCCCTAAGCAGTCAGCCTGCTGCGGATTCTTTACGAACAGTACGCCTTTGTTAGTGCAACCAACATCTGGGGCGGCACTACCGGGGCGTGCCGCCGTGTCGAGGTGCGACGTAAACGCTACGTCGCTTTGCTCTGAGTCCCCCACCAGCACGAAGTAGTTCCCGTGCTTGTCCTTTGCGTAGCGCATATCACTGCCAAGCGCCCATTCGAGCAGCGGCTCGAACCACTTGGTACTCGCCCAGCTAGGCCGATGCGTTTGCAGTATCTGCAAGAGCAGCTGCATATCAATCCCGTGCGGATTCAAGAACATTAAGCTGCCTCCTCTACTTCTCCTTCGTCGTCGTTGCCTAGGTACTTCTCTCCCAAGCAATCAGCTGCATGCTCGGTGAGAATTAACCCGTGCACTGGGTGCTCTTCTGCGTGCTCAATAAGCACTTGCCGGCCCTGTGCAAACACCAGCTCTTCCCGGCCGTGCACTACACCCTCTACTGCGCAGTACTCAATGTCCTCGTCGTATACGTAAGCATCGTGGTAGTCAGACCAGGTGCAGTTCCAGCGACTATACAGCCCTTCTCGGCCAACTGCATATACAAAGTCCCCCTCTTCAACGCAGCCATCACAGGCCATATCCCCATCTGCGGTTTCCTGCATGTCGTCGACGGGGTAGCGCTCTTCGCAGCAGCAACACCGGGCAGTTTCTGTGTCCACGTAGATGTATCCGTCGGGATCCTGCGCCTCATAACCGTGGTCATCACGAATTACAAAGGCGTCACTCCCTTCTTCATCTACGCCGCACTGGTTGCTGTCTAGGTATGGCATCAGCACTGCACCAACGTTACTTGGGTGCGGTATACGCGCCAGCATTACCCCTTCGAGACACCCTGTGTTTCTGGTGTACCCATGCCCACGCAGGATTGCATCCGCAGCGTTGCCATAAGCACGGACGTACTCGTTAGTTTCGGTGTTAACGATTGCTCGTGCCTGTACTTCGAAGTCATCGCCGAACAGTTCCCCGGTGTACTGGATGAACAGGCGCAGCCCATTGTCCGGCAGCCCGTGGCTGGTGGTGGCATACGCCCGCACAGGGCTACACTCAAAGGAGTAGTCGCTCATGCAGCTACTTGGGCCGCTCTCATAGGCATCGTACCATTCCCGTTCGGTCTTGCACAGGTACGTTGTAGGGTCTACGTTCATAGCCTTGAGGTCTTCGATAGCATCGCGGAAGTCTACGCCATTGCCGTAGTAGTTAGCGAGCCACTTACCTACGCGCATCTCCACGCAGCGGTACTCAGTAACCGCAGCGAAGCCCTTGTGCATGCGCGGCTGCCCCAGCATCACGATAGGCTCACCGTTGCGGAAACCAAAGCCCAGCGGCACAGCAAATCTAGACACTACGAAACCGTGCAACTTCATGAGCAGCGCCGCGGCGTGCACGTCTCGGATGTGGCTGCCGTAATCGTACCCAGTATACACCCGGCGCTGCCGCTCTTCTGGTGCAAGCATAATGCGCTCGAATAACTGCAGGGCTTGCTTGTGCACCTTGTAGCCGGTGAATGCTTCGACGCTAGCAAGTACACGCTCAACCACTACATCTCCGTCCTCATAGAAGTCGCGGCGACGTTCCCAGAACTTGTTGTCGATAGTGATCCGCGCCGGGGTAAGTAGTTCGAAGAAAGTTCCGGAATTATACAAGTCCACCCGTTGCAACGGCCCGGCAGCCTTGTACATGTCACGATATTTCGGATGAAGTGCTCCGCCTATAGTGACCTCTAAGCCCGGGGTGTTTGCGCTGACTTTGAGGAGGCCCATAAGAGCCTGCAGTGCGCCCTCAGTGTGTGGGCGGTCATAACCTTGCATTTTCAAGTCCTGGAACGGGGTCCAGTAATCGCCGCTGGAATACATTGATTCTTTAATCGGCAGTGCGTTTGCACCTTCCGGTAACACTACTTTCCATTCGATAGGTGCTGTGTTAGTTTCTTTGATAGTTTCTTGCATTTTCATTTGCTCCCGAGTTAATAGAACTTCGTCATGCACTAAGAGTTCAGCGTGCGTACCACGCGGCGAGTTGTCGTTGCTTATAATATGAGCGCACAGCCGCCCTAAATCTAGTATAGGCTCCACGATATCCGTGCCGTAGCAGCGCCGCGACCACATCAAATTCGATGTGGTCTTGCAACTGCCGTGCGGCAGACTCTGTATACTCACGGTACGTGGTGAGTACCACCGTAGAGTCCTGCCTACGAACTCGGAGGAGTCTACGCTCGACCGGTATGATTTGCTTGAGTTCATCTGGAACCTCTTTGAATGTTTCCCACGGGCACCCGCACTTGCCTTGTGTTTCCAGCAGCTTCCAGCACAGCAGCGCGGTTTCGTCTACTGTGAGCATAGGCTTCTCTTAGGCACGCAGTTTCGTGCCACCAATACAAAAGCCGGAGAGGTGATAACGTCACCTGCTCGGTAACTGCTCCGCACCAATCCCGCAGTGGTTAAAAGTATGCGACGCTCATTAATTGCCCCTTCCATAGGGATGAGATAATACAGACCGCTATAGGTCTCTAGGTACACGTCGTACTTCATACCACACCCCGCACGTTAAACCGTTGGCAGTAGCCGCGCAGGGTCATACCCAGGCGCTTTGCTTGTTTCTCATAGTGCTGGCGCAGCGCTGCCTTCGCGCTGTACTCCCGCGCCAGCCCTTCGATTGTTGATTGCTGCTTACGCATCAGCAGCGTCTCAGGATTCTTTCCGTGCATTCTCCACCTCAAATATCGTTGTTACTCTTACCGTCCACCGCGAGAGTCACAGCGGCGTCCGGGTACTGCTCCTGCACCGCCGTAAGGATGCTATAGGCTGTAATCAGTAAACTCTTCACTTCTTGCTAACGAACAGGATAATGAACAGTAATCGAAGAATCGGGCTGACAAGAAAGAATGCGCCAACTACTGCTAAGAATGTCATCATGCTAACCCCCTAATTGTGAATTTACAGTGTACCAGCCCTTGGGCTCTTTGCTGCTACCCTTAGTCTTGGTCTTGCCACGCACCGTGGTGCTGAACGTGGCGGATTGCTTGGTCTGCGTATACCCTGCACGGTTCAGGGCGTCCCGGCGCTTTCTCAATTCCGAACCGGATAGCTTCTCAAGCCCCTCGAATTGTTGTTTCAACTTATCTCTGTACTTCATGTTCCCGCCTTTATGTGCCCTTTCAGTCTGGCAATCTCAATACGCATACTGACTAACGCCGTTACCTGATTAGGGGTGAGACTCTGCAACGCAGAGAAGTGTTCTATTGTACTTTCCAGTACCGAAATGCGCCTCCTGCACGCAGCTGCGTTTTGTTTGCGCCACCTATAACCGGCGTCTATCGGTCTGCTCATGCTTAGCTCCTTAGCTCCTGTATAACACTCAGCTAAGCACGGTTGCTTAGGTCAGTGTTATTGGTTGGCGGGTTACTGATTCTAGTCAGCACCTGTACAACCGCGTTGATTCAGCCTCTTCGTGGTTTCCCCCGGCCCCCCAGTCGCGCTGGGCTTGATGATTTCGTTTTCAGGGCACAATCATCTAAGCGCACCCGCTGTTTGTCGTCTCAGCCCCTGACGTTGCATCTTCACTACTACTGATTATCTAGGTTGTGGTGGTCACTGCACCGTCAAGGCACTGCACCTCCCCGCAAACCAGCTTACTACTTACTTCGGGATTCAATCTAGCTTATGTTCTTCGCGGTGTCAACTCTTTTTATCGAGTGTCTAACCCTTCACACTATCTAGCTTTAATCCAGCGGAGCCTCCCGACTCGGCCCCGGTTAGCCTAGCTAGTCGCTAGTGCCTCCCGGTGAGGAGGACTATAGCTGCATTGAACCAAAAGAAGCAAGTACTTTTTGCAAATATTTATCTCTAAGAGCAAAAAGGGTAAGCAGGGCAAATACTTAGGACCATACTCAACCAATCTAGGGATAGCACTGTGCTGGCACTAGCTGTAGCCACTGCTAGCCAATACTGCCTAGTATGAACCAATACTACAAAGTGTTGAGTAGACTCATAGCCAGCGACCATACAGCGTAAGCTGTGGGAGCGGTTAAGCTATGAGGCTAGTTAATGGGTAGGTAATGCTTCCCTCCCTACGGTCGGTCATACAGGGCATTACTAGTAGGTACTAGTGCCTACTAGTGAGTGCATAGTGAGTAGTAGTGTATATAGTGTCCCTAAACCCCTCCTACTCCGGTAACTTCATTTTGTATTAGCTTTCGAATGAAAGTACGAGAGAAGGGATAGCATTGGGATAGCGCTGGATAGTGTTGAGTGTGGAAGTGCGCCCTAGTGGGGAGCGCGCAGCGTAGCATATAATCGGCACAATGTAAAGCACTACAGATAGCCAGTGGATAGCCTAGTGCATACTAGGGATAGCACTCGGGATAGCACTACAGCGCACTAGCTGGCCCACTATGGCCCCGCTACTGGCCCACTAGGTGCTGCACTGGACAGGCACTAGGCAGGCCCACAATAGGCGCACAAAATAAGCAAGGGATGCGCCACTAGGCAGGCACAAAATAAGCAAGGCAGAGCGCACCCCTATGGCCCACAGGGAGCGCACAGGGATAGCCCCGGCTAGCTGCGCAACGCAGTGGAGCAGCCCTAGTGCCACGTAGAGCGCACAGGAGCCACACAGTGCCACGCACAGTGCAGGGCATAGGGTAGCACTAGCGATAGCCCTAGCGCAGCGCAGAGAGCCGCTGAGGCCCACTGGCGCACCCTAGTAGGCCCTAGCAGTGCCCCCCCCCCTAAATTGACGCTAGGCACCCCCTATGGGGGCAATTGCTCGCGCTGAGGGTGAGGGAGGGGCTCGCGTGAGTCTAATAAATTTCAGGTCCAGGTATAGACGTGCACCCCAGCAGTGCCCAGGGATACCATAGAGATACCCCAGGGAGCTACTTAGAGATACACCTCCCAGGCTACCTGGGATACGTCCGCTGCGTTACTGCTCCTAATCACGAAGCTGTTTAGGTCTGGATTAGGTGTAGGCACACCCTGGTTCTGAGCTACGCTAGTAACCGTCAAGGCCCCAGCACTAGAGGGAAAGGTCAACCGCGTCAACTTAACCTCAGACACCCACTTGAAGGAGTTAGCTACGCTGCCAAAGTTTCCGCGTACACGGGCGTTGACTGTAGCCTCGCCAGCAACCAGCGTCGCCACTCCACGGATACCTGTGTCATCCAGTAAGTTCCTGGACATGCGCGGAGGCGTAGGTTGCACAGTATAGCCACTCAGTAATGCCCAAGATACACCGTGACCGGTCATGTCGTTATTAGACATAGATACCAGGGTAGGGTCAATGCCCATAGTCCCGTGGAAGTACACAGCTCTCCCGGTACCGTCGTAGCGCATGCTCACGCCATCAATCTCCAGGGATGTCTGCGCTGTCTCAGCTACGTCCTTAGTGACGAAGATGTGAGAGCTGGAGTTGCGGGTGTACCGACCACCCTTAACACGGCCCCCGTTGATTCGCACACCATTCCGGCTACCGTGAGCCTCGCAGTCATAAACGTAGCCACCGCCGTACGAGCAGTTAAAGCCAGAGCGTACGTTGTCATAAGCTAGGCACTCCCTATAGATAGGGAAGGCTACACCGGTGTTGGAGGCGAACCCGTCCATAGCTGCACGGTAAGCTCGACAGTTCAAGTACTCCACCCCGTTAGTGCGCGCTTGGAACCCATCGTCAGCACTGTCGTACGAAACGCAGCGAACGAACTTCACACGCTTACCAATGTCGTGAGTATCAAACCCAGCCTGGGTTGTGCTGTAGGCTTCGCAGTTAACGCCTAAGAACTCGATAGGTTCTCCCCACTTGTCCCCGTCCGCAGTGCTCTGCCAGTTCAGAGAGATTGCGTGGCGTACGTCCATAGCGTGGATATCGTGTACTTCCGTGTCCTCTGAGCAGCCGAGCACCTCTACCCCGTACCATCCGATGTTGTAGAAGCACGTACCCTTAACGGTGCTGTCTACGCAGTTATTGAACTTGATAGCACTACGCCCTTCTATATCAGAAGCCCCGGGGCGTTTGTTGCCAATAATAACCCCGTCCTGGATGTGCAAGTCCGCAGCGAAGTTGGCGGAGATACCGATAGTAAAGAACCGGTTCAAGTCGTCGTAGCCGAACTCGTTGATGTACGGGGATACTAAGGTTACGTTCTCCACCATTGTCGGGATACCTACTTCCGCGGCATCAGACAGGTGGTAGTTATAGTGCAGCGCTTTATCCAGTCGAATACTGGTGACGCCACCGGAGGTGCTGACCCCCACCACTTTCCTAATCTGGGAAATCTTTACCCCGTACTTGTTAGGCCCACCGTCGCACAGCTTATTAGAGCGAAGATACAAGTACGTACCTTTTACCACAGACAAAGCCCCAGCAGCCACCGTAATGACTTTGCTGCCCGCTGAGGCATCCGCCGCTAACGGGACGAACGCCGAGGGTGCCGAGCCGATAATATTAAGCACTTGACGTGCAACCGCAGCATCCGGTAGGATTCTTCCGGTATCGGTAAACTCTAGCGTAGAGTTGCTTTTGATGTTGAGCACGCTCGTGGCCTGCAGGACCGTGTCCACAACCAGGTGCCTATTAGGCGCGCTCATGAACGTGACTATGCCCGTCCAGTTGCTGAACCAGGAGCTGTATGCTGGGCCCACGAATTTACGGAGCAGATACCCACCAGGCACAGCAAACACAGTTCCGTTATCCACTGCCGACGCAGCAGTAGTAAAGGTGAAGTCCCCACCGGCGCTGCCCAGCAGGATAATCTTGTCCTGTACCTGAAAGTTTGGATATGCCACCATGCTCGCCAAGTCGGAGAACACCCGCTCGGGAGCTACTAATCTAATTAACGCCATTTACCCTCCGGTCTTAGTAAGAGCTGCCACCGCAGCATTTACATTCTTGTACTGATTCCCAATAGCCTTGCTCTGCCACTGTCTGCGCTCCCATAGGCCCCAGCACACTTTATTGCGCTGCCCGTTAATGTACTGAGAGCAGTCGAAGGTCCAGCGGTTGCTTCCCTTGTACACCCAACCGATGCCCGGGGATTTCTGCTGGTACTTGCTAATATAGCGCCAGTCCAGTACGACCTTCCCAGCTGCTGCGTAATTCAGGCTTTTGAGGTGCCGCTTCACAGCACTGCTGTTGAAGCCAGCTACGCCTATGTTATAAATGAAGTCTACAGACCCAACCAGAGCTACGTCAGAGAGCTGCATAGGAAGCCCGTCAAGAGCCTTTGCATGTGCCCCTGCTGATTCTATCAGTTGCCTCTGACAATCGCTCAGAGTGGCTCTCTGGCCCATCTTGACGCCCTTTGTCTCGCCATAGCAGATGGTAGGGACACCTGCGCTATCCTTGTAGGCAGTAAGGCTCAGGCCCTCGTTGTGCTGGACTACGCCGGTAATAGCACCGCCGAGCATAGTGGCCCCCGTGAGGGCCGCAATAACCTTAGTCCTTAAACTCATATTTAATAGTCCCCTTACGTGCCTGCTCCTCTAGGAGCTTGAATGTACGTCGCTTGTAATACGCATTCCACGCCAGGGTTAGCACCGCGCACACCGTCGCAGTGATGAAGCTGATAGTGCTCCAGTTCCAGCTCATTAACTCTGCCAACCAACCTCCTGATACCGTAGCGCCGGTAACTGCTGCGCCTGCCCGGGTAGCGAGGTCCGACCCAACCATGTCTCCCACCTTAATCATCCTGCTGCCCCTTCTTCCTGAACAGCTTACGAATCACCAGAATGACCACTAGGAAGACCATAGGAATACTGGCCCCGGCTAATCCGGCGAGGATAAGACTGTAACTATCATTGTTAACTACCTGCAGGCGCTCTGCCTGGATTGTCCCGGTGCTAATAGTTTGCACCTGCTTCTTACTGGACGTGTCCAAAGTGCCTACGTTAGAATCTGATACATCGGTTTTGTTGGTGGTGCTGGAGTCCACCTTGTTGTTCAGGCCAACGGTTTGCTTGGTGTTTTCGGCACCAACCTGAGCAGACACATCCGGCTTAGAACCAACTAAGCCGGTGAGTGCAGAGGTCGCCGAGCAACCAGTTAGAGTAACCGCGAGCAGCAACCCAGCGACCAGTTTACACATTAGCTAGCAGCCTCCACTTCGGCCACCGCGGCTTTAAGCGCAGCAATCTTGGTATCGAAGGCGGCACCAGTCTGAGCCACGTTCTGCGGCTGCGTAAGGATAGCATACAGGTCCTTACCGAGAATGTTCAGCTGACGCAGCAGCTCCTGCTGTTGTGCTGAGGTTGCTTTTGCAATTGCCATAATATATTCCTTATAAGTTAGGAGAGGGTGATGCCAGTAATAACACCGTCGGTCACTGCAAAGGTAACGGTATTGGTGAAGGTGCCTGTGGGAGTTACTCCGGTCAGCGCTTGGTCGTTAGTAACGATAGCGGCCGTGTCTGGTGCTGCTACGCGGGACACTGCGCCGTTAGCTACTACAGCGGAACCTGTTACGGTTTTGTTATTAGCACTGTCAGCAATAGTCACTGCGGCTGCATTACTGACCATTGTAGTGGCTGCAGGCAGTACTACTTGCTTTAATGCCCCGTCCCCCACCTGTAAAGTGCCGGTAATGTTCTGCGCACCGGTGCTGTTCGTCACCTTACCTGTAGCACCATTGCTCACGATAACCTGATTATCCGGGGTAGCTGAACCAGTGGCGGCTAGTGCAGACACCAGTGTTTCTCCTGCCGTATCTACAGCGGGGCCCAATGCCGACAGCGGTCCTGTATCGTGTGCAAGAGTCACGGCCTTATCTAACTCGACGGCAGCGTCACGTACTGCTTGACGTTGCGCCAAAGTGGAACTTGCAAATGCCATTATCTTCTTCCTCTATGTTGTTTACCTCTGCTCCGGTTATGCAGCCGAGCAGCTACACCCCGGAGCCCCTTAGACACTTTATTCTGTGCCCAATCCAGGGGATTCTCAATGAAGGCCCGAGCCATCTTCTCAGACTCACGCTCAGCTACTACTTTCTCATCTTCTACCAGATGCCCGTTCAGCGTAGCCACCATCATGGCGATTGCATCTGCTCGGTCATCCTTCGCCAGACTACCTCGGTCGTACGTGATACCGGACAACTGCGCGAACGCAGAGTACAGCCAACGCCTATCGCGGGAGTACGCCATACAGGTGCTGATATCGTCGTGAATAGCACGCTCATGCACCACCAGGCGGTGACGACGAGTAACTGGGCTGATTGTGTCGATGATACGACGCTCTTTCTGCGTGGAGTTGTTCAGGTCCCTTACGCCGATACCGACGAGGCGTCGCTCCCGTAACCGGTTCAGAATAAGCATAGACACGGTGCCGTGCCCCATGTTGCTCTCCACCACCATATCCGGGATGTCTAACTCTACGCACAGGTCAATCAGTTTATCAATGTTCTCTTCGCTGACGCCTCCTTGAAAGCCGCCTACGGAGAATAGGTGAATGTACGAGTTCGCAGCACCACCAGCAGCGTATGAAACTTCATCACCCAACTAGGAGATGTATACTGCGGTCCAACCTTTAGTATGCTTACGCCGCCCTTTGCATACCTTATGAACGTTCTGTCTAACAAGACCGTGCTCTGCACAGAATGCTTCCAGGACTTCAGGCTCAAACACTTCACCTTCTGGACCGGTTAAACGTACACGCTTACCAGTGCCGTAGTTGTGAGGTAATTGCCCCGGTTGGAACCTTGCATCAAACCCTACCTTGTGCTTATACCATTCCGGAGCAGCTTGTGCCCCGCCTGCCATGTAGTTCCAACCCATCCGCAATTTAGGACGTAGGTTGTACTCCATTTGACAAGCCTCATCGAATGGTAATTCCGCGAGTTTAACTATCTCTACAGAGTCTTTCCCAAGCTCTCTCAGTATCTGCCCTACTGGACGCTTACTGGTCATGTGCTGGGAAAGTCTAAACTTAAGGGAGTTCTTAGTAATACCAATGTACCCTTCCGAGGTATCTTCACACCCAATCTTACGGATGTGGTATACCTTGTACAGGCGTTGGCGGTCTACATGTTTGATGCTTTTAAAGTTTGTCATTTAATGCTCCTTAGCATATCTCGACTATTAATGTTACGGAAGGTCGTTACTCTTCCTCTATACGTCACCGTATAGTTCAGACTATATCTTCACTTGACCATAAGTCAAGGCCCACTGTTTCCATCTAACTTTAGATGTACAATTAGTCGTTACACCTTCCACCTAAGTGGCTTGGCTCGGTATTGTCTCGTAGAGAGTTTCACCGAATTTAATGGGTGTTGTTAAGGCTGAGGCAGTAAAGAAGTTTACCACAGCCAGCTGGGTCAATGACCATTAGCTTATGCTGGTACGGCAGGTGCATGTCCCCGTAGAATGCCGGGAAGTACATCTGCTGGCCCATAATCCCCTCATGCTCGTGCTGGTACAGGTACCTGCGGTCCGCAATGTAGGAGAATGTCTCCGGGGAGGAATCCTGGCTGCCAGAGTAAACCAGCATATCCGAGAGCTTGATACGCGTACGCATCTGGTCGGACAGGGTAGTGTCGAGCATGTACTGCAGCTGGAAGCCTTCCGGACCGAAGTCCAGCTCCTTCTCAATCAGTGCATCCTCGTCGTAGCGCCCGGTGTCCGTGCTCTCGCCTAGCGTCCCGTCGACGCCGAAGCCGGTGCGTTTATAGCCGCGCTCAATAAGCTCCAGGATATAAGGAGCAAGTGTACTTCCATATCGCTCTTCCATTTCAACAGACGGAATGCGCCCGGGCCATACGCGGACCTCGAAGCCACGTCCCGGCAGAGTTTTATAGATACTGTCCTTGGTCTGCGGAGTACCAAGGTACAGTGTATCCCCGTGCGTACAGATAGCTGCGAAGTCTTTAGAAATCATCAGCAGCTGCTCACGCTGGGTTTGCGTTAAACCGTTCTTGGTGGTCTCAATCCTATACATTAAAGGGAGGGCGTTACTTCTCCCCCTACCTACTACTTGTTACCCCAGCGACGGTTGCTTGCATCTGACAGGTTCTCAGAGGCTGGGATAAATCGGCACGTACTCTTGGAGTAAGTACGACTGCCGCTTAAATCTTTATCTAAGTGATATCCGGCTGAATCAAGCAGCCAATCACTATAACCTTCCAGAGCAGTAATCTCTGAGTTAAAGGTTGTGAAGTTATGCCAAGCAGGGTGGACTGTTACGTCCTCATAGCCCTTCTCTTGTGCTGTTCGTTTAATCATGTTAGCCCATAGGTCATAGTGCTTACGGACCACATCCCCGGACTCTCTGGTAGGAATCCTCATACCAGACCCGATATACCCGACCCCATATACCGATGGCCGTAAGTAATCTTTAACCTTACCATACACAATGTTCTGTGTCTTAGCCACAGTTTCATAACCAGACTCAAACCTCACAGTCCAGAAGGGACCGCCTTCATGACGTATTAGTGTGAATGTAGAGCCTTGACGGTTTTTAAACTTAGCGCCGATAGTGTATTTCGACATTGCTATTCTCCAAATTGTTAAGTAGTAGATACTGCATGTTCCCATGCAGAGTAGACTATATCTTCACTCAGTAATTACTGAGGCCCCCCGCTTCCCGGCACTTGCCAGTACTCCTTACGGATAGTCGTTACACGTTCCTCAAATGAGGCTTCGCTCGGTGTTGCCCGGTCTGGGTTTCCACCGAATTCAAGGGGTTTAATGACGACCATGATGTTAATCGTCAGGAATCAACAGGTCCGCACGTTTCCCCTGCAGGGATGCGGTTATACCTACACAGGCTACGCTGGCGGACTTGTCCAGCGGCTTCAGGTCGCAGTTAACATCGTAACCTTCGAATGAAGTACGGTCCCCACGAGTAGGGTCGGCCTTCAAGTAGCACAGCAGCGGCCAGGTTTCCAGCATACGGATGATAAGGTTCGCAACGTCGGACGCCTGCTTCTCTGCGCCTGACACAATCAAGATACGGCATGATTGGTCCTGGATGAGCCTCCAGACGGCGTACAGTGCAGCTAGTGTAGACTTAGCCTCACCACGCTGCGCAGCCACCATGCGCTTCCTAGGGCCCTTCTGCATGTACTCTGCAATGTCGGCCTGCATGTCCGTGAGAGTAAAGCCCAGGAACCGCATACCGATGTACGCAAATTCCCGGAAGTCGCTTAGAGCGGCGGCCATCATCATCGCGATATCCTCGCGCTCCTCTTTGGGGATACTGCGCGGATTCGCACTATAACCAGTAAGTTTCTGGTTGAGCATGCGCAGTCTTCGCGCAGTCTTCGCCGATATCATTAGACAATTCCTTCTAGTAAGTCCTCAGAGTCTGAACCACCAACTTTATTTAGAATCTCTTGCTTACGCGCCTCTCTACGCGCCGCTAGTTCGTCATCGAATTCATCACGAAGGTCCTGCATCTCCTCGGAATCTGCGTCCGCGGTGATGTCATTGTCCTTCAAGAACTTGGCGATAACTGATTTATCTGCGGCGGGGAGCGGCACCTCATCTTCCTTAGACTGCTTGATTTCTTCAATCAAGGCCTCGGTGAACATGCGGTGCAGCTCCGAGAGGCGACTACGTTTAGCTGCCCCTGCCATATTTTCTCCTGTTACGTTCCTAGCACCCCACTAGTGCGCAGCGCTGCCAGTAGAGCATTAAATTTATCCACTACATCCCCTGTGCCTGTTGCGTTAGATACAGCTGCAGCCTTGTCCAGATACGCCAAATCTCCCAAGGAGTCGGCCAAGTAATCTACGGATGCTTGTGAGGCGAAGCCATCCCCCGCAGTTACGTCGGCCCCCAGTCTAGCGGCTACAATAGTTCCCGCAGGTAAGGTCTCTGCAAACAGTATCGTATTATCTGCAATCTCGAAACTGTAACCACGAATCTGTCCAACCCCATTAATTTCCACTACAGCCTTAGTGAAGGCCAAACCGGGAGTTACTTCGTCTGTAGCCTCGGCTAACACTGTACTCCAAGGGTAACTTACTGTCTCCACTCCGCTTATAAAGGTGTTCTCCAGAGCGGACGTACGCATACTCAAGGCATCGTCAGCGGCCTTCCGCGTAGCGGCCTCTGCGTCAATGCGCTTCCCTAGTAAGGTATCAGCGGCATCGACGTACGCCTTAGTAGTAGCATCCTGGGAGTTGATTGGGTTAGCTAAGTCGGTTATGCGGTACCCGTTCATGCTAATAGTGCCGTAGAATCCGGGGATAGCCCGACCCTCCACCAGCTCTTGCGCTAAGTGCAAGAACTGAGTGTTTTGGGAGTCTACGTTTACCTCAATGAACGGAGAACCACTGGCGAACTCAATGTACAGATACTCCCGCTCTGTCTTGCGGATTAGTAGCACAGTCGTGCTTGCTGCCAAGGCTGTGTTTAGCCTGATATTAGTAGAGCTGGTCCAGGTGTACCCAGTGGTTTCCACACCGTCTAGGTATACATGAATATAGGACTTGTCCAAATACTCAATATCGCACTGGATATCCTGGGTACCAGCTGACTTGATTTGTTCTTGCCAGCTGAATGCCACGTTAGTCGTCTCCAAAGTTATTGATGATAGCTCGCGTAGGTGCGAATTCCTGGATTAGCGGTACCTGCTTAGTGAAGGTCTTGATATCCATATTACCGGTAGCCAGGCCCTGCACAGCCCCAAGTAGTCCCGTGACATAACCCATAGACGCCAACGAGTGTCGGGGAGAATCCCCCAGGAAGATATCCTGCAGTAAGGATATACCGCCAATGGCACTCATACCCATCACGGACTCGCCGATGAGTTTCTGGGTGTCTACGTCCTTCCCGTCCATGCCGTGCTTGGCCATAGTAGCCAGCAGCATCAATGGGAACTGGTACGCCATAATGTGGGCTACACCAATCCACCCAGCATCGTTCAGCTCTCTACGCAGAATCTTGTTAGTGGCAGCCAGTGCGAAGCTCTGGTACCCTACAATGACTTTGCCGATGGGGTTGAACTGTGCAAAGTGTGAAGTCTCGCCAGTACGAACCTGCTGTACCAGGTAGTCCATCATACGCGTCCCCACAACCTCGACTTGCATTTGCAGGTCCGGCTGGAACATGGCGCCCGGGTTAGCCTTGTTGGCAGCGATAGCTCGGTCCGCAACGTCGCGGGTAAGCCCGAAACGCTCCAGACGCTTAAACGCCTCGGCATCGCCCTTGAACATCTGCGTAAGCTCATCCGCCACAATACCGGAGTTCAGGTTAACCTGCAGCCGATGCACCATGCTCATACCGTTGACGTGACGTGCAGCCTGCCCAACGTTCTGGGTGACGTTGAACCAGGAGGCCTGACGGGTCAGGTCCAGGTTATCGTCGGCGTACGTATTCAACCAGCGGAAGCGCATCTCCTTCTGGATATTACCCCGCAGCACGGTGTCTAGACGAGCAGCCATATCCGGGGTCTTGATAGCCACAGCACCCTCCTTGAACCAAGGCCGGTCACGCATACTGCGCAGCACTCTAGCCATGCCGAACTCCTTCATAGCTAAAGCAGTGTCAGTCAGCTGATACAGGCCGGAGTTCTTAAGCATGGTAGCGTTCGCCATGTTCCCGGCTGCACGCAGCAAGTCCGGAAGCTGTCCGGCATCAGCGGGTGCCCCGCCCAGGATAAAGTCGATGGTGTCATTGACAGTCTTCTCCCACTTAGCGGAATCCGCCAGCGCGTGCTTGGACTCATCAACCATCTTAGCGAGCTGCCCCAGGTCCTGTACGCCTGCGTAGGCCATACCTACACGGCCGGACATACGGTTAGTGTACCCGTGCATAACCTTGGCTACGTCAGTATCCATCAGGTCCTGCATGCGCATGCTCTTACCATTCACCAGATACTCCTTGTCCATATTGAACCGAGTACGCTGGCGCAGGTTCCGCGCAGGGGATGTGCTGCCGGATTCACGTACGTTACCAGCCAGGAAGCTCTGGATTGCAGACTCCTCTACACCAGCGCTACGCATAGCCATAACTATCTCATCGTTACCCATGCCGTTAATCAGCTGCTTCCACATAGGGCCAGACTGCCCGGCGCGGCCGTTATAGATACCGTCAACCATCTCCTTGGCAACACGCTGCACTACCTCTGACTCCATGCTCGGGTACACGTCCCGTAGGGCGGACCTGAACAGGGCGCGATAGTCGTCCAGAGTGTTACCCTGTGCGATACCTTGACGCATCTTGTCGTAGCTGTACTGACGCGGGAAATAGTAGTCAGATTTAACCAACGCACCATCGTCAACCAAACCAGCGGCGCGCATATGCTCGTACCACTTACCCGCCCACCCGGACCTGCGGTATGCGTCTACCAGTGGGGCAATCTCTGCATCAGGTACAGGCACAGGACGCCCGTTTACGTCGGCGCTATAAGCAGCATCCAGGTACTTGCCCAGGCGGTCTTCCAGTGCAGCCCGCTCGGCTCGGAACTTGCTACGATGGAAGAAGCGCTCAGAGAAACCTACACCCTTATCCTTCAACGCGCCCAGGATAGCGTCTTCCACTACGCTGGCGCTAGCATCCATCTCCAAAGTGAGGTTGCGCTTGAAGTCCACTACAGATGGGCGACGGCCACCTACGGCGGACGCGTCCGACACTAGCAGTTTAGCCAAGTCTTCATTGCCTTGAGCGATGTTGTCGTACAGGGCAAACATAGTAGCGAGCTTCTTCTTAGCGCCATCCAGCATAGCTTGGGCACCCTTAGCCTCGTTGAGGGTAGTGCTGCCCGCCAGGTCCTGGAAGGCTTCGCTACGGAAGCCCTGGGCTTGGTCTGCATAATCCTTAGCTGTCCACTTAACGGCGTCCTCGTACGCATCCAAGACATCTTCCAAGGCAGAACCTTTGGCCTTGATGCCCAGGGCATTCATGATGTACTCGCCCAGTTGGCGGAGCATGCTCTTGCCGGTGGGGGATTTCGTCCGTGCCAGGTGCTCAACCCACTCCGGGCTGTCGCCTAAGCCTGCAAGCATCTCGTGCACGTTGCTTGCATAATACCGCATACGTGGCGTCAGGGTGGAGTCAGCTGCAATAACAGCACGCACTTCCTCCAGGCGCTTAGCAATCTCGGGGTTACTGTCAACGGCGCGCGCAGTGGCGGCATGAATCAGTTCGTGCACAGCTACCCTGCTTGTGTCTGCATCCATGGCGCGCAGTGCGTCCCCGGCTGTAGTCCAGGTGCTGCCATTAGCTCGCTTAGGCGCGCGCAGAGATACCTCTCCTCGCTTAGCTAAATCTTGTTGTGCATAAGTGTAGCGGCTACGGTTTGCGGAGCCTGCTACCAGTTTAAAATCAATGTCATTTACAGCGTCACCCAGCGTGTCCAGAATAGCCTTCTGGCCTGCTGTCAAGTGCCCAGACTTCTTCAAGAACTGAACTACGTGCTGCGCTTTCATGTTCACGGAGGCGGTATTGTTTCTAGATACTTGGATGCTTTCGTCCAGTGTCTTAGTGAGGATTTCCTCCCCCTCTCCTACTCCGGTAACATTAGCATCCCTCGCTGTACGAGTTGTAGGCGCTTCTGGGTCGAACATAGGCTCACGCCCAGTACGAGCCTTAGCGGCAGCTTTAGCAGCCTTAGACATATCCCAGAGCTGGTCTAACCCAGCTACGCCCGCTATCAGTGCAGTTACCGCAGCAGACTGCCCCAGTTGGTCCTGTGCGTAGAATGCAGAGCCTACGTCAGCAGCGCGGATAGCGGTACGTGCAGCTAAGCCCGCACGACCGGCAATACCAGCAGCAGACATCGGAGCCAGGATGAACGGGGAGTCGCCTACCAGCATACCCGCGAACCCAGCTACTGTGTTGTCGGCCATTAAGCGGTCACGGTCACGCTGCTCAAGCATCTGCTGCATGCGGTAGTTGTAATCTTCTACCGACACAGAGTCGTGTAGGTACTCAATCTCTTCCTGATTTGGGGCATACAGCTTAGCCCGAGTATCGCTACCCAGGGTCTGCTTAGCATTAAAGTTCGGGTCTCGGTCAAATGCCGGAGCAGAGGCCTTACGGATAGCGGCAGCGATGATGCTGTTGCCCATACCCGACGCAAAGCTCTCTGCGGCTGTAGTAGCCGGGGCCTTTGCCTGCGCCAGTAATGAGGCACGCTCCAGTGCGTTCAGGCCGTTATCTCCAGCATCATTCCAATCTACGCGCTCAGGCGCAGGTTTAAGTGTTGCGCCCTTAGCAGAATCCTTTTCCTGTGGATTCGGTTCTTGGTTCAGAAACTGAGCCATAATACCTCCTAAAAGAATTTTGATAAGGGGAGGCCCCGAAGGGCCTCTAGTTAGTGCGTTGCTTCGAAGAGCCAATCACGTAGGTTTTGTTCCAGGTACTTCTTACGCCCAGGTTGGGCCTGCTTGTACGCCGGGGTATTACGCAGCGCTTGCCAAGCCCTACCCCGGGCCTCAGATACAGGGTACTGATACGCCCCCACCGGGGACTTAGCAGCCTTGCGTACCTGTGCCACCGCCTCTGCTACGGGGCCAGAGCTACCGTTACCGCCGTGATAGTTCAGGTCCACCATAACCTTTAACGCCTCGTCGGAGGCATTCAAACCCTGCCCCTTGAGTTGCTTCTGCACGTTCGGAACGTACTGCTTCTCCATAGAGGATTTGAGGATACTGATACCGTCGTCAATGGTTACTTTCTGAGGAACTGGCATGCCAGAGTTAACGTGCAGACCAAAGCCTATGCTACCCTTGCCCTTGCCTTCTCGGAACCCTTCGAACTTCATAGTGGTGGCGAGGATGTCACTAAACAGCGATGGTTCCAGCCCAACCGCATTACGACCATTGACCTGTACGCTGACAGCACGTCCGTTGTCGTGGTCGTAGAAGGTGGCGGGACGTACACCCACTTGCTCGCCGCCAATCTTCATCTCTCCAGCCAGTGCTGAATCATACGCAGCTTGTGCAGTAGACTGAACGTCGCGAAGGTTCACAGACATAGTCTGGAATGTGCCCTTCTTGTCGAACACGGTTACGGTCATATTCTGACCTGCGTTGCCTGCCGTAGCAGCCTGGATTACTACACGCTCCATGTTGCTGGGGTCAGTGATAGCCTGGACTTGGTTTTGAATCTGCTGTTGCAGCGTAGCCTTGAACTGTTCCTGGTCGCCCTTGTAGTCACCCATGATAGACTGCAGAGAGGTACCAGCAGGCAGGTACACGTGCCGCGGCGTACCGGCAATTTCCAGCTCGAGCTTACGGGCTTGTATGTTACCCTTGAGCATCGTGTTGATGTCCTCGGCATCCTTACCTACCAGAGATTCTGGGTTGCGGCTGTACGTGTAACGGTACTCCTCCTCCATAGCAGCGCGCGCTTCCTGGCGCTGAGCGTCGGCATCGCCAAAGAAACTGAACCAGTTGCTGGTGCCACTAGGGTCCACCATCTTGTCCGTGGGGTTACTTTGGATATTACTGTAGCGCCCACTGGCCTTGTTACGCGCCTGGCGGCGCAGGTCGTCCAAGATAGTATTGCTGGCATTGCTTGGGTTTTGTGCAATAGCTTTCTGCACCACCCCCTGCCACTCAGACGGGACCTCAGACAGCAGTGCCATTTTTCCTAAATCCGTACTGGTGCTATAAGCCTGCGCCCACAAGTTGATGCTGCTGACGTTCTCGCGGGAAACCTCGCCATCCTCACCGAGCTGGTCCAGTGTAGTCAGTGTACGTGCCATGTCCGAAGACATGCGCTTGTGCGCCTCGTTGACGGCCCACGCATCCTTGCTGTTGCTTCCGTATGCCAGCAGCTGCAGGTTCCCTTCTGGGGTGTCCGGAAAGCTCTTGAGCAGCTCGTTGCGTGCCTTACCCAGGTCCCCCTTGTACATCCCAGCCAGGGTGGAGCTTGGCATATTCCCAGTAATCGCCGTGCGCAATGCCTGAGCGTCTGCTGCCTTCTCACGAATGGTCTGGGCCTTGTTCCAGAACTCCATGCTAGTCCCGGCGCTGAGCACGTCCGATGCCGACAGCTCAATGACGCGACTACGAATACGCGCCATTGTCTGTTCCTGCTGCTCTGGGGTCTGCCCCTCAAGAGACTGGATTTCATCGGAGATTTCGAAACGGGCTTGGGTCTCAATCTGAGCACCGGCGCGCTTGAACTCCTGATACAGCGCCGCATTGACGTCTACAGAGTTGACACCAAGTTCCTTAGTGGCCATTTCCTGCAGCTGGTTGATTACCAGCGGGTCCTGTGTCTGCTGCGCTACGCTGACCAGATACTGCTTGGCCCGGTCCAGCTTCTTGCTCTTGTCCAGGTGCTCGGCAGCCAGGATGCTGTCTAAGCCAGTCTTGATAGACATCTGCGCAGCGGCGCCCTGCCCTGCTTGTAGGCGCTGATAGAACTCATCACTGGACGAGCTAAGACCACGGTCGAGGGCGCGGTCAGCCTGGGCAAGGGCAAACGCAGCTCGACCTTTCTGGAAGGCTGTGTAGTTCGCCATACTGGTAGCACGGAGCTGCTGTAGTATATTCGTAGCAGACTGCTTGGACATATCCGGGAGATACATACCAAGCTTGTCTGACATTGACTGGACATGCTCTTGCTCCTGCTGCTGGAATTCCTCGTCAGTCAGGCCAGACTCAGCAGCTTTCTTAGCCCGTGCGATGCTATCTGTGCGCCACTTGGCTAGCGAGTCATACGCAGCAGCGGATACGTAGCCATCCTGGTAGGCTTCACGCACGAATATGTTCTGCTTCTGTACAGCCTCATCCTTGGAGGCCATTGCATCCACGGCACCCTGGGCATCCATAGCGCCGCGCACTGTGGCGGCGGCTGCATTTTCTTTGATTCCTTTCTCGAAGCCTACCCCGAAGTCCTGTACGAATCCGGACAGTGCGGCTAATCGGTTGGCCTTGCTTGCGTCTACTGCTACTTCACCGGCAGAAGAGGGTAGTTGTACCTCATTGGATTGGAGTTGTACTCCACCAATATTAAGCCCCTGCCGGGTGGGTTGAATTACAGGCATTTACTTCCCTCTCTATTTACCAGGTGTGAACCTTGCTATCCCCTTTGCTGCCCCACAGGTCGTACAGAAACGAGCTCTGTGCTGTAGGCTCCACGCTGGGTGCACTAGGTTCCGGTGTAGTTTCTGATAGCTTATTACCAACGTACTGTCCGAGCATCTGCCCACCTACGCTGAGGGCCATGTTGAACATCTTGTCGTAACCGCTCTCCATGTCCATATTCGCTAGTCCGGAATCAACGGTCTTATCCACCAGCATGCGGAAGCCCTCTTCCTGGGTTGCCTGCTGGTCCCGTACACTGGCCTCTTGACGTCCCGCCACCGTGTTAACGGTGGCTACGGCATCCTTAACCGACGCCCCCATAGTGCCGGAAGACGCCGCCTGCAGTCCGACTTGGCTCTGGGCCTGCAGCCTCTGCTGCTGGATGTTAAACAGCGACACCTCAGTCCGGTCCCTGGACTGGGCGCGTTGCAGCGCAATATCGTTGAGCTGCTTGGCAGTTTGCTGGATTACGGCCTTGTTCCGTGCCTTGGATACCTCAATCTGCGCCCCAGCACCTAGCAGTTTAGAGCCTGCTAGGGCGGCGGCTGCCCACCACATACCCATATTAAATTCTCCGTCTGCGTTGGTTGTAGCGCAGGATATACGAGATATCCAGCACGTTCAGTTCCATAGAACCTTCAGTAAATAGCGTCACCTCGGTTGTGTCTGCGTTAGTACGACATGGCACTGTAATAGTAGCCAGGTCCATACGCAGGGTCTGCCCTAGCGTCAGCTCCTTTGAGTTCATCAGGATACCTGTTAGTTCCCCGCCCCAGTTTACGTCCCGTGGGGTATCTAGTACCTGTACATCGAAGTGCCCAGAGTTACGCACCGCTACATCCAGGCGTAGCAGGCGCACGTGCCCACTCCCCACGAGCTTGTCATTCTGGTCCCGCAGAATAGGCGCAGTTAGAGTGAACGTACTGCGGTAGCGCCGCCCGATTACATAGGTGCCATCAGGTACTCCGCGCACAACCCGTAAGGTATTCTCCCCGGCAATCTCCTTGATACCAACCTCAGTAGGCCCCATTAGGTTACTGGGCAGGTACGTTAATATAAGCTCTTCCTTGTAGTTGTCCTCCCACCCAACGGGGCGCAGTACCTCTGGAACAGTGAACGCCCCGTCTTGTACTTGAACTTGCTTCTGCAAATCCGAGTAGGCTTCGCGGTATTCTGAGCCCAGCTGATAACCTTCACGCGGGTCCATAGACACAATCAGGAGCTTGTTGCTGAGACTGGGCCCTTGCATGTACAAGAACACCTCGTCCTCCAGCGCCTGTACGCTCAGGATTGGATACGGGAACGACCATTTATGCCACGCCGCCTGCATCTTAGCGCCGTCACTTCCGCCCCACATGAACTCGTAGACCAGCAGGCTATTACGCTCTCCAGACATGCGCGAGAAGGCCATATTGGTGACACTGGAGTTTTGCATCTGCAATACCCTGCCTGGGATATACCGAGGTAGGTGCACCGTGGCATCCTGCGTAGTGTACTGCGCAGCGGTGTACGGCGACGGGATTAACTCCAGAATACCGGCGTAACTGTCGTTGCGCTTGTTCGGGTAGATTACTGTCTGCCCCGCCATCACCGGAGTCACACGGCCGTCACAATCATAGGTGCTGGTGATGCTGATGCTTGCGTTGGTAGGCGTAAGCACTGCAGAGCCCGGCACAACCGCCTGCATGCTGTTAGCAAACAGGACCAGGTCCCGGTTAAACTGCACAGCGGTGCGGTACACCGAATCCTGCGCAGACGCAGAGCTAATGCTGATACGGTCTGTATCCAGCAGGGAAGTCACAGTAGAGCGGTAGAAGCGCTGATACAGGCCCGAGGCCGACATATCCACGGAGCTGCCGCTGAGTAGAACCAAGCGGCCCTGGAAAGCTGCGATGCCTGTGATATAACCATTCTCTACGAAACCAGGATTACTGTTATTATCGTCGTTGCCTGCTAAGCGCCCCTCCCAATCCCGCGCAATGATGTTGTCATCTGCAGCAAGTTCTCTGGGCATGTTCGTAATCTTGGTGATGCTGCCGTATGCCCCCACCTCAGACCAGGTGCGTGTGCTGTAACTGTACTGGTACCACGCCGTCTCTGACGAGGCTGTACCTACACGACACATCGCCCCATCGGCTTCTGCGGGGAGCTGTGCAGGCAGGTCCTGCTCCTGGTCTACACGAGACTGGTTGGACACCACAGCGTAAGTATCACCCGCGTCAGAGGATACCACGCAGTTGCTTAACCCATAGAAGAACAGGTACGCGCCACGTACGCTCACGTTCCCAGCTGGCAACCCATTCGCTACAAGAGAGTCACGCAGTTGCTGAGCAACGTAAGCACCAGATACCTCCTCAGCGTTACCACTGGTGCTACCAGCAGCTGGGGCGGTGTAGTCCCCTGAGTAGTCTACCCCCGCAGAGGTAACGGTGACGTTCCAGCGTTTCTGGAATGCTGCGGATTTAACGTAGAAGAACCCGGTGGTGCTGGGGTCGATGCGCCCAGTATTGTCCACGGTTGTGCTCGGGGCCATCTCCGTATTCAGGATATAAGTCAGTCCGGCAATGCTTGCGGTCTGCAAAGAGGTCTGGCCTACGGTGGTAACAAAGTACGGGTCATTGCCGGAATTAAGGATGGTCTTTCCATTCTTAGCCAGCAACCACCAGTTACCGTTGCTGGTGTTAATCAGCAGGTGCCTACCGTCAGCCCCACGCTCTACGTATTCAGTGAACAGGGAATCAAGCCCAGGGTTATCGATTGTGCTTTCCCAGACAATCTCACCCGGCGGTCTACGGCGGATACCGGAAACCGGGTCGCTGAGCATATTCAGCTGCGCCCCCAGTTGCCCGGGCTGGCGCTCTCTTGGAACCTGCTGGGAGACACCCTGCAGCAAGCTCTGAATGGTACCTTCTAACGCCCGTATAGGTGTTTGTGCCATAACCTCTCCTTAAACCATAAAACGAGCGCGGCGGATTCTGCGTGCAAAGCGTGTCTTGCTGGTGCTGAACTTCTGATTGCGCAGATGCTCGCGCAGCACCATACTCTTGTAGCGCTCAGCCTCCTGTGCGTAATTCGCGTAGTTGCTGTCGCCACCCAGGTCGTTGAGATATACCTGTGCAGTGGTGTAGTTAGCCACCCACATAGCGGCATGCTCCGGCAGGTCCTCAAAGTCCAAGTCCAGGACTATTTTCAGCTTAACGGGGCTGTCGAAGTATTGGTTCTGCTCCATCAGGTCATACAGGTTCCCATCACGTACCCCATACTTGGAGTCAGAGCCAGCATCGTACACAGCCAGTTGGTTCCACGGCACTTTAATAAAGCCATCAGCAGTGGGGGCGACTTCCCGCCAAACCACGTTGAACCAGTACCCGGTACTGAGCAGGCCCCGGCGATTACGCGCGAGCGCAGAGCGGGCTAACCCCGCACTGGGATTGCTAGTATTGACGTCCATAACGCGAGACTCCCCCAGGGCTTCTAGCGTCAGGTTAATAGCTTCTAATTCACGAATAAACCACCCCCGGCACGAAACCGTGCTCTTCAAGTTTAGCGCGTAGGTACGCTGCGCGCGCATCGAGTGCTGTATTAAAGCTGCCAATTGTGCGATTCTTGCCGTAATTGCATATTTGAGCCACAAACTTGCCCTGCTGCTTGGCAAAGTAGAAGCCCCGAGCCTTGGTCAGATTACACAAGTTCTGTCGCTTAGTGGCGGCGCGCAGGTTCTCTATCCGGTTATCTTTGCGGTTTCCGTTTATATGGTCTACGGTATCCGGCCACTCTCCGTGTACCAGAAAGTACACCACCCTGTGACTCATGTACTTCTTACCACGTACAACTATCTGGTAGTATCCAGTAGGCCCAGAGTGTGTACACCCAGCAACATCGCCTGCTTTGTATGTATTACGGTACCCATCAACCCCCCCCCCCCCCCCCCCTAAATTGACGCTAGGCACCCCCTATGGGGGCAATTGCTCGCGCTG